CCTCCACGAACAGGATCATTGATAGTTATAACAGAACCTGGCCTAACTATAGCTCCAGCATCCATAGAAGTAGAAAAGTTCACCACCTCAGACTCTTGATTTTCGCTGAAGATTATTGCCTTTCCTAAACGCTGCGCTTGACCACGACTTGTACAGGCAAATGCTTTTACATCTTTTTTTACTATTCCAATCTTAGATTGTAGAGATGTGTCTTCTACAATTTCAAAATCCATCTCTCTGCTGTCCATATTAAAATAACTAACGCTTACAACAGAATGTCTCTGTTTAAAACTTGAGCCTGTGTAATTAAATCCTTCTGAAGTTATATTTGCCAAGCTAAATAAATAACTTGAATCTGTTGGCCTGTCTTGTGTAATTGTTATAGAACCAGCAGACCATATAGCAATACACCTCATAACAGTTGCCAAGTCTTTTATTAAATCAAATGCCTCTTTAGAAGACTGAATATTTACATTGCAACTAAATCTTGCCTCTTGTCCTGCTTGACCATCAGATACTAATTCATTTGCATATTTACTAGCTGCTACAAAGCTAAACAAATCTAAGTTTGCATCTGTTATATGTGTTCCAAATCCGTACCTTTCAGTAGTTAAAAGATCAAGAAGTATCATTGCAGGGCATGAACACCAAACAGCAGCACCCATGGTTCCGTTAAATATATAGTTTGCTGGATATATTATTCTGCCTGTTGCGTTATCTACAGTAGGTGTGCCAGACCCACTAGCACCAGCGCCTGGTATTCGTACCTTTACACCACGAATACGAAAAGCACGTTTTGGAATCGAACTAAACTGTTCAGAGTCTATTCTTAAACTGGTGTATGCACTATTCGGATAAGTTTGTGCATCATCTACAATTTCTCCAAAACTTGTCCAAGTAAAAGCATCAATTAAGCTTGAGGATGCACTATCTGCTGTAACTCTTACAACTCTTATATCAACAGGAAATGCTCCTGTAATATTTACTCTGTATTCTTTTTGATAAGCATCGTTAGTTCTACCTGTAATAGTGTCTGAAATAACGTCTGAATAACCTCCACTATTGTATTGAACTTGTATTTTTAAGGAAACAGAAGATCCAACTAAATCACCATTATCTTCTGCTTTTTGCAACTGTGGAAATGTAATGGTTACTTTTATTGCATCAACATTTGTATTTGTTATTTGTCTTGTGACAGCAGATGATGAAGAAACTGTTACTCCAACTGCTGTTGTTGATTCGCTGCTAACTATACCCGGTATAGATGTTTGGTTTGCTGTTCCGAATCTAGGAGTAAAACTTACATTTTGAAAATTAAAATCTGCATCGGCTGGACTAGCAGAATTAGCTGTAGCTTTTAATATTGGAGTCTCGTTTAAAAATATATCTTTTAATGCTGCATTATTATACGCAGTTGTACCTTTAGTTCTGTTTTCTTTTGATGCTGTCGCAAACCCCTCTATTTCACCTTCTGAGATAAGATCTTGTATCGTTGCAAACTGTCTACTATTTAATGTATCAGGCGCACGATATGGAGTTGGAGGAGAAGGTGGTGCGCCACCAGAACCTTTAATAATCTTATCTGTCATGCTTGTACCTGATCCGTATCAATACCAGCAGAAATAACCACTGAGCCAGTTACAACCTCACCATATACAATCGGATGGGCTGTCCCGGCGCGACTAGTATTTTGCACCCCAGAAAAACTAAAGGATATTCTTGGATCATCTTCTGGCATCTCTGGTTTTGGCATAGGGAATAACATTTCAGAAACACCATTTAAAACTAAACCAGCACCAATAGCACTTAAAGCACTTCCGATATACGTTCCTAATGCTGATCCAGCAGTAAATCCTGTTAATGTTGTGCCAGCAGCTATTTTCCCACTAGTACTAACAGTTCCAAACATACCAGCACCAGGGAATAAAAAACTAGCTCCAATTAATGCGGCTCCAAGTAATACCCTTCCAAAAGGACTATTACCACCAGCACCAGTAATGACAGGAACAATATGTATATCATCTTGACCTATAGGATTGTGCAAGTCTTCTTTATCTAAATCTTCTTTACCAACTAATACTTGATAATATTTATTCGCCATATGAGCTTCTAATTTTGGAAAGTTACTTATAAGAAATCTAACTGCTTCTGCTGGATTCTTTACAACAGCTTCTAGTTCTTTATAACCTACAAACTCTGCAAGTTCTCCATACATTTTAACTTTCCGAAGCATAGCGATACCTCTTCCCAGTGCATTTTAGTAGCCATTCAGAGTATGGCTCTTTACAGGATAGTCTATCCGCTAAATGATGTAAAACCATATCTCCTAAAAAAACTGCCACATGATTTAAAGTCGGATGCATTATTGACATTAGTAATACATCGCCTACTTCTGGTGGTTCATCATTAGCAAGTTCTCTAAAACCTGTATTCTCTGCATATTTTTCAAATAATGGATTTTCTAAAAATTCTTGTGGAGTTATAGATCTTTCATAATCAACAAGATCTATGTTTTTTTCTTGTTTATACCAATCACGAACTAAAGACCAACAATCAGTTATACCCCAAACCCAAGGTCTTCCACATAGTTCTGGTTTATATCCTTCTGGCTTTAACTCAGCCCATTGTTCGGTTTTTGGGTTAACAATATACCAAGGCAAATTACTATGCTCACAACTTATTCGATCAGCCTGACTTGGTGTTGGTGGTGTTATAGGATGGCTATGAAAAATACCAATAATTTCTCCTAAATTATCTGCTTTTACATAATCTTCTGGGTTTAAAATAAACTCTTGATGATTTGTTATCGCTAAATTTTGACAAGGATAATATCGTTGTTTACCTTTTACATTTAACAAAAGACCAACTGCTTCTTTTGGGTCTTGGTCTTTCGCATGAACCAATGCAGCATCTTTCCAATTCATTGATTAAATGTACCGATTGAAGGAAATAAAGATCTAGTGCATTGTCGTTTTGGAGATCTTATTCCAGCGAGATCAAAAACTGCTGCAAGTTCCCATGAGACAATTTCTCTATTTTCTGCTTTTTTACGATCTATATAATATATTTCTTGTGGAAACTCTGCCGTAGGATCAGGAGTACCAAAAGGATTTGTTGCCCCAGAAAAATTAGCTGCATCTAAAAATCTTGCCATTGTTCTTATCCTTACAACCTTTGCGCCTGTAAGATCATTACCAGCAGTTGTTTGATTTACAGTCAACAATATTGCTGAAATAGAAGGCGAACCCATATTACTTACACTTAGTGTAGGGCGAGGCAACTGACCACGTTGATAAGCGAAGCCTGTAGCTTGTATAGGAAATCTTAAATACTCGTTTCCATCCCATACTATTTTTCCATTTGCATCTAGGTTTGTACCAGCATGAAACCTATAAACAGTGGTTGCACCATGCAAAGCATTATCTAGCGTTAACGTAAACAATTCAATAATTGCTGACGGATTTACTTTTTGTATATCACTAAAAACAGGATCAGTACTCATGCTGGCTCAAATACTTCTCTAAATGTTGCATCAATACTTGCAAGGGTAGGTAAGTTAATAGTTTTTGTCCATTTTTCGCAAACAAACTTACTTGTTCCTGTTTTAGTAATTGATACGTTACCACTTGTAGTTGCACCACTAGCTGCTGTTACAACAAAAACATTTGCATTGGTAACCGAGGAAACTATATATGTACCATCAGCAGAAGAACCAGAAGTAAAATCTATAACAATAGAATCCCCTGCAAACAATCTATGATTTGTGATGGTTATAGTTATTGTTGTACTACTTTGAGCATAAGTACCAGTTTTTGTAAAAGATTCTCTTGGTGGTGCGTAGTCAAAACTAGCCTTATCGAAAGCACGTTCATTTAAAAAATAATCAATAGTATCAGCCTCATCTTCTGTTATATTCTCCCACTTCAAACTATATTGCCTTGGGTTTTGATGATTTGGAATGCCAAAAATTAAACGCTGCTCAAATCCATCAGCAAAACGTACTGTTTTAGTTACCGGTGACTGATCTTTTCTAACACTAAATGAAGGTTCTATGTCTGGAAAAGTAGCCATTAGCTTAACAATCCTCCTGGTCTTTGTTGTGATATAAGCTCTGATTGTATAGCAGCAGCCAAAGCCCTACCAAATTGTTCTGACTGTGCAGAATCGCCTTGTACAGAACTACCAGAAGCATCTACATTTACAACAATATTACCAACACCTCCAGTGCTTTGCACTCCAAGTTTTCCATTCGCACCACGTTTCAGTGGCATAATTGCTTCCGGGCCAGCTTCTCCCATGAGGCCAAATCTGCCATAACCACCCGATCCATAAGCAAACATTGTTGGATTTTTTATTATGCCTCCTTTTGCAAATTTAGAAATCTTGTTGCCAGCATCATATACATTACCTTTTGCGTTTTTACCACCTGTTATTCGATCAAAAAATGGAAAAGGACTCAAGAAATTAAGCAATGATGCTCTAACCAACATTCTGGTAAGATCTGCCATTATTGATCTTGCAAGATCACTAAAGTTTAATTTTCCTGTTTGCACAAACTTAACAAGCGCATCTTCCATACCTTTAAATGCATTGGTGACAGCATCTTGAGTTTGTTTCCCAAAATCGCTAATAGTGTCGAAATATGCTTTTGCTCCTTGTTGTATATTTGTAAGTGGTGCTTCTTCTCCACTTCCATCTTTTCCAGATATTCTTGCTTCTGCCTGTACTTTTGCTAATTCTGCAACAGCTAATCTGTAATCTAGTAAAGCTCTTTGCATTTGTAAATTTTCTGGTAAATTAGTTATTG